GGCCTTTCTTAGAGCCAGAGTGCAGTTTACCCGCACCATATTCTTTCATTACTTTGCTGATCTTAGCTTCCGCTTTAGTCTTTTTCATTTGCCCCGTCCAGACTTCTTCATCATGTTTGTAGCCGTACGACCACCACGGGTAGGCAGACCTTTAGGCTTGCCAACAGCAATCATAATAGTCAAAGGCATACCTTTTTTGGTATCCTTTTTAGCCCCTTTAGGACTAGACATCTTAGTTTTTCCGTACATCATGGTTTCTCCTTAGTAATAGGGCCACCTGATTTCCAAGCGTCACAAGTACGTTTGGCAGCGCAGGTAAACTGAAATAAATCACAATATCCTAAATCTGCGGCTTTGATAAAGTTTTTATCGTAAGAAAGTTCACCTTTGCCCTCATCTTTCTCTAGTCCACCCTCAATACAAGCCATCATTTTGGGTGTTTGGATAAATGCTGCACAGTTACCACATCTCATAGACTTTATGGTATCTGTAGGAGCGTTGTACATCTTGGCTTTTTTTAACCAAAACGCATCATTTGCCTCATTTGGATTAGGTGGGCCATAGCCAAACTTCTTGAACGCATTATTGCGGTTCTTCAGGTTGATAGATACATCCTGAGTAGCTATAGGACAACTAACGCCAGATAAGAGTTTCATCGTATAACCTTAGTGGCAATAAACGAAATAACACCACCAACAACAGAAGCGATAGCCATTCCCACAAAGAATCCACCTTTAGACTTATTAGCCATTTCTAAAAGCGTTTTAATATCTTGACGAAGTGCATGAACTTCTAGCTGTAAAGCCTCAACTTGGGCTTCCAACTTGCCGAATTCTCTTGGGTCAATTTCAGACATTTGCTACTTTCTTTGGTCGACCGAGCTTCTTAACAGGCTGTGGACGAGCTAAAACAATGGGTTTTTGATAAGTTTCTGTCTCTTCTTGGTCAACACGAACATATCCTGAATGACCCTTCATGCTATCAATATCGTGCTGATAGGTAAAAGATACAGTGTTTCCACTCTGTAAACATCTAAAAGTAGCCATAAATACTCCAAAAAAAGGGGGTAGTTAGCCCCCTTTTAGATTAGACCATGCGGACAACAACAATTTTCATTGTCGTAGAAGCTAAGTCAACAGTTGAGCCAGACTCATTCTGGATGCGGAATTTGACTGTGTTAGCGGCAGAAACATAACCTGTTACTGTCAAACCAACCAAGTCAACACCCAAAGATGCGCCAATAACCATGTCACCAAGGGCTACGCCTGGTACTGTGATGTCATCTGTTTCGCCTGCTGCGTCAACCAAAGAGCCAGCGTTCATCGTGCAAGTTACTGCCCAAGTATCGCTAAACAAACCCCTGAATTGATCGTTACCACGGCGTGTAGTGACTGCGGATGCGGTTGCCATAATAAATTCTCCTTAATGTAAAAAACCCCCCCACCCGAAGGCGAGGGGAAAGATGGCAACTGCTTACGCAGGTACGATCAAGGCAAAGAAGGAGGCAGAAGTCGCTGCACCAACAGTAGCGGCTTTCCTCAAGGCGGCAACACCATACAAAGTGTCAGAAGTAAACAGAGTAGCTAAATACTCTTGTTTGTACTGAACTTGTGAACGGATACCAACTTGCTCAACCAGAACCATAGAGTCCTTGTGACCCATCAAGCAGACACGAGCAGAGGCAGAGCCACTGGTTGTATCGCAGTTGCTAGATGTAAACACGGGGATACCATAAAGGTTACCGATCTCACCATTGCGGATAGCGTTACCATCACCCACAAAAGCTTGCTCAGTGTAACGGGCAAGACCCATCAACGTGTTACGGCTTGAAGGAGGAATGATGAAGAAGCGACCATCCATAGGAGTGTCGTTGTCATCCATACGCTGAATAGTGCGACGAATAGCGGCATCGGTCAAAGCAGTCTCATTGTTGCTACCAGCAACATAAGCTGTTGTACCATCACCACCGATGAAAGCACCAGTTGCGTAGGCGTTTGTACCCGCACCACCATTGGAGGAACGACCCAACTGAATCAAGTCTGTATCGACTTGTTTAGCCAAGGCATAACCTGCGTCAGAGGTGTAGAAGTTACGCATAGAGTTCAAGGCTTGAACTTCTGCAATATCTTCAATCAAGCGGCTATATTCATAGTGCTTGTTAATAGATACCTGAACTTCAGATGCTGTGTCAACAATTAAGGTAACTGCATCAGTTGCTGTTTTGGCAGAAGCTGAACCACGACCAGGGGCGGGAATGTGAACTACGTCACCCTTCTTACCCTTGAAGTTCATCTTCATAACCAAGTTTGCTAGAACAAGGTTCTTTTTGTAACTGGCAACAATTTCATCACTCCAAATTTCAGGAATGAAGTTAGCTGCGGACGTTACTGTGGTTGCATTGTTAGGTGCGAATGCTGTATTAGCCATGTTTAAATCTCCAATAAATTAAGTTTACTTAACTCTACCCTCTTGATACGCCTGCATGATTTCATCAGAAAGCGCCTCATAGCGGTTAGGGTCTTGCATTTTCAGCCGAATAAGGTCAGCCCTACGATAAACTCGTTTTGATGACTCTCCAGAACCACCTACATCTACTCCAACTGCTCTCAAATTCTGCTTGCGAGTGGCTTCTCCAGCATCACTCGTTTGCTTCTGTTTGACAGAGCGAAGTTCTTTGTAAGTCGATAACAGTTCATTGGCAGAATCATAATCGAAATCAGCATCAGCTTTCTTGAACAAATCAATGCGAACAGGGCTAGATTTGACCCAATTCGTAAAATCCTCATTTTTAGCAATATCGCCAAAATCAGGGTGTTCTTGCGCTAACTTCTGCTGAATTTGCGCCCTTTTCATCTCTAAAGTGGCTTGTCTAGCCGCAATGATGTCAGGGTGACTATCAACTGTCCTTTGAACTGCCTTCTGTGGATTCTCAAAGAAGTCTACTTCAGGCTCTTCTACTCTAGTCTGTTGTTGTCTAGAACTAAGGTTCTGTTTAATGAGTTCATCAGCTAACTTTCTGACTTCGCCTACTTCTTGTGCTTGCTTACCAATGAGCTTTTCAGCCTCTTGGTGCATCTTCACAATCTCATCTAAACTTTTGTGCCTGTATTTATCAGGAAGTTCAGACTGATCTTCAGCTTTTTGTGAAGTCTTCTGCTCGACAATGTCAAACTCACTTAACTCTTCTTTTTCGTTGTCAATCAACATACGTTTCCTTTTTCCTGCCGTTATCGGTTATAGGAGATTCAACTCGGCATAATTGCTTATGAGTTGAGTTTCTGCTCAGATTTCAACTTGTCAGTATGACTCTTTCCAAATTTGGCATAAGCCGATGGAAAAGAACCAGACCATCCTTCAAGACGAAATGCTGGTGCAGATAATGAACGTGATGCATTTGCACCACACTCACACATTAGACCCGTTGCCTCATAAACAACAAACTTTTCTGTTTTGTGTCCGTTTTCACAGACGTAATCATAAAATCTCTTCATATGCCCTCTCGCTGATCTCTTTAAGATTTTTCAGCCAAGTTAGGATAGAAAGTTCACCTTTTTTGAATTGTAGGTCTTTCTCATCAGAAACTACAGAGATATTATTCAAAGATACTATTATTTTGTCAATATCTTCTACTAAATCTTTCCACCCTTGGGTAGACATCATCTCAAAACGATCTGTATAGTATTTTTCTAACTCAGGGTTCATACGTCTTCAGAACCAGCGTACTGTGTAAAAGTCTTCAAAACACCATACATAGCGGGGATTAAATCACCCTCTAGGTCTTCCATGTTGATGTAATGCGCCTGTTGTTGGATAGAAGGCCATCCCGCTTTACGGGCTTCCTCTGTTGCGTGGATTTCCACTTGTACTTGCACTTGGTCTTTAGTACCAAAGAAGTTAGTGATACGGGCATAAGCCTGAGTTTCAGACTGTCCGTTTGTGTTGTTTACTGCGGTTATCTTGAGAGCCATGTTAGTCCTTAATAGGTTACCTCTGTTGTACGAATCTGGCAGACTGTTCTAATGGTAGTCGATGCCTGACCTGTAAATGTTACTGCTAAACCACCATTGGTTGTGTCGGCAGTTAGTCCAATAGTCCAAGTTACTGCACCTGCATCTCCATACATAGATGTAACTGTGCTACCAACAAGGGTTGTAGTTCCTACGCCAGCACCACGTTTAATCAAACCTTCAATAGTCCAACTCTTTGAGTTTCCACCACCCGTAACACATGAAACAATTTCACCTCGGAAAGTGTAGGCTGAGTTGTTGGGTAGGATTACTTGATTTGTTCCTGATGCGGCTGATGTATTTGAACGTAAAACTGTTGCTGTTGCATTTGTAGTTTCAACCCCCAAAACAAGTAAAGCGGCTTGAGATACACCAAGTGCTGATGCAACAGGACTATTGTGAGCTGGAAATACTGCATAACCTTCTATTGAACGACTTGTTCCATAAGTTCCACCAGCAATTGTGGCAAGGGCAGAATTACAAGTGTTATTACTACCACCACCAACAAAACCAAGATTATTAGTTTGAGCGTTAACTGCGCCACCAACAATTACACCACCAAAACCACCGCAGTTATTTCCATATCCTGCTCCAATAAAAGAACTTGTACCACTTGCAGTATTAGTAGATACACCAGAGCCAAACCAACTACCACCACCTACAAATGCCCCTTGTCCTGAAGCAACACTATTTGGGCCACCAACTACAGTTGCATATATCCCGCTTGCAGTGTTCTTTTGTCCACCACCAACAACAGACCAATCCCCACTAGCCACATTACGATTAGCCGCAGTACCTGCATCACCACCACCACCGATGAAACTGTAAGAGCCTGTGGCTTGGTTGTTACCTCCTCCTACTACTACTCCGTGTGGTGTAAAAAAGGATAGGGTTGATGTTGATGAACCGCTTGCTACCTTAGACAGCGTGAGTGATGTGCCACTGATAGCGGCTACATAGGTGTCTGCTCCAATGCTAGTACCTGTGATAAATTGGCCTACCTTAATGTTGGCGTTACTACCAGACAAAGTAACTGCCGTGGTTGCGTTCATTGTCCCGCTTTGAGTTGTAACAGCAGAGCCAGATGTTGCGGAGTTAGTAAACCCACCGCCAATAAAAT